CGTGGTGCTCAGGCAGTTGGCCAGAACATTGCATTGGATGAAAGTTCCGAATGAACACAATCGACTACTTTGGCAAAGAGTTAGTACTCAGACCTGTCAATAAGGTCCGTGTCCGCTTTCGTGATGGAAAGTGGCATGTTGAGTACCGTGCCAAGAAGTGGTTGTTTAATTTCTGGAATGTAGAAGGCCAGTATCGTGACTTTGTTGATGCTAAACAAAAAGCAGAGACTCTGAAGGCACAAGGTGGCTTCTTTACATTGAAAGATGTTGTACTCGAGATGGATGTCAATACAGATGTTGTCGAAGACCCTGTTGCTGACTCCTTTACTCAATACATGACAAGTGAGCAAGCTGAGCCTCCTAAGAAAGGTTGGTTTGCTCGAATATTCCAAAGGTCCTAAACAAAAGGGCCTATAGCATAACGGTTAATGCAGAGGACTCATAATCCTTTGATTCTAGGTTCAAATCCTAGTGGGCCCACCAATACAATATTATGGATTCAAGACAACAAACACTACAATATATGATGCTCGAGGCAAGTGAACTATCTAAAGTTTGTGCTGAAGCACTTATGGCAATCCATAAGAACAAGGCAGACGCTAAAGTTGAAGTTCAAGTGGCGTGCCTTCTAAATGCAATCAAAGAAGCAACAGAGCAACTAAAGTTTGATGAAAACAGAATGATGGCTGCTGTTGAGAAAGAACAAATGAGACGGGAGAAGGAATTATGAAATTATTTGACGACAACTATTCAACCTTCACTTTCACGTATCGCTGTAACGGTAAGGATGTTACAATTAATCTTAGTAAGCATGATGCCACTGTCACTGACCTTTTGGATGAGTTTATGAACTTTATGAAGGCTTGTGGTTACTGCTTCGATGTTGATGATAGACTTGATGTCGTCAATGACTTCACCGACCGACATCTCGATACAGAGGCCGCTGGTGAACAGATTAACGAAACATATCCTGGGTTCGATACTCCTGCCCCAACAAATGAGTGGGTAGAGTATGATGCAAATGGTAAAGAGCAACACTTTAGCTCTATTCCAGGTTTCAATTATAAGCCAGAGGATTACTAACATGCCAGCAAAGACAGGTACAAAGGGTTACGGTAAGGGTCGTGCTAAGCTAGGATCTAAGAAGCGCAAGGCTCGTCGTAAAAAGGGTTAATGACAAAAGTAAATTCAGTCACACCCAAGTATGATATTACTTGGTATGTCAAATGGATTGCTAGCCTAATCACTCTCGTTGGTATTACAGTGAGGGCAAGTGGTCTGATCCAATTTCAATGGATCGATCTTGTCTGTAGTTGGATTGGTGCTATGGGTTGGTTCTTTGTTGGTTTCCAATGGAACGATAGAGCACTAATGATACTTAATGGTGTTATTGGTGTTGTACTGTTTGGTGGAATACTAAGAGTAATATTCACATGAAGATTTCAATAGGCAAGTACCCAAAGAAGGGTGAGCAAAAAGTCTCTGTGAGAATTGATCCGTGGGATACATGGTCCATGGATCGTACACTTGCGCTTATCGTTCATCCAATGCTGAAGCAGTTGCACAAAACTAATCATGGTGCACCTTGCACTGATGACGACGATGTGCCTGAGCATCTTCGTTCCACCAATGCCAAACCAAAGAAGAATGAATGGGATACAGACTCCAACCATTTCAAGCGTTGGGACTGGATTATGAAAGAAATGATCTGGGCATTTGGTGAACTTGCCAAAGATCGTGATCCAAGTTTCTGCATTAAGAAAGGCAAATACAAATGGGTCAAGAAGGAAGGCGAAGACTGGAGTGAGATGGTAACTGTTGTCGAACCAGTTTATGATATGGAAAAGATGAAAGTATATCATGCTCGGAAGAAAAATGCCTTTCGTTTGTTTGGTAAGTATTACGAAAATCTATGGGACTAGAACCTAAGGTCTATAAGAATTTTATTACAGAAGAAGAAAGGTTGCATTTTTATCATTATGCAACAACTCTTTTTGACCAAGGTAAATTTTATCCCAATGCTAATCCAAGAAGATTCTTTCTAATACTGAAGAGAAATCCCAAGGTCGATAACAATGGTATGTACTATACAAAAGAAGTGCATACATTGGTCGAGAGGATAACTAAAACTCTATCATTGACAAATGCAGTTGTTGATCCAGTGATTGGGTTTATAATTTCCTATATGGAGCCCAGGGCCTTCATACATAAGCATAAGGATCTTTATCATGATGAAAAATTCAATGATAAGATCAACTACAGATTCAACATCATGGTTGAAAGAGGATCTGATAAGACATATGATCCTATTATAGATGGTGTTTATTATAACATTGCAAAAGCGGATGCTTGGTCTTTCAATGCAACTATGTGTGCTCATGAGACGCTACCAATAATAGGCCATGAGCCAAGAATAGTTTACCAATTTGGATTTTTAATTGATAAGGTATGAGCGAGGTCATTGAACATCTCAAAGTCTATAGAAATTTTATCTCTGAGGAAGAGAGACAAGATCTAAAGAACCATGCCTCCAACTTATTTGATCGTAAGTTGTTTAGACCTGAAGGTTGGTATACCCAGCAGAAGCAATTATCTGAGCCAACTAGATTCCGTTTTAGATTACATCCCTATTGCACATCAACATGGCATCCAACAATAGATGTTGTTGCTAAGAGAATCATTAAGACTCTTGGTGTAAAAGAATATTATGTAGATCCTTACTATGGATTTTTATTACACTATATGTTACCTGGCAGTGAGATTCAAGTTCATTGTGACAGATACTTTGCAGAGGATGTGGGTGAATACATGGTTAACCACTGTGCCCATGTTCGGTTCAATGTGATGATTAATAGGGATAAGTCCAACACATATAGTCCTCATATATCACCTGACTTCGATCCAGATCCATCTAAGAGTGGTGTGCCCAAGGATAAAGAACTAAAGTATGTTAATCCTCTTGTCAATCAAAGAGATGCATGGGCATTCCCAGCCAGTAAGTACCCTCATGGCACGCCTGTTTTAATTGGTTCAGAACCAAGAATAGTTTATCAGTTTGGCTTCGCCATTCCAAAATGAAAGTCCTCATATGTGGTAGCGGCTATTCAATTAGCCAGGTTGATAAGTGGGATCTAAGCTCTCATGTTGTCATTGCTCTGAATAATGCTTGGGCAAGAGTGAAGTGGAATTACTTTTGCTGCCCTGATGACTATCTACAAGATTACAATAAGAGTATTGGATTGCCTAACAACATATATCCAGTCGATATTAATCATCCTAAGCAAAACCAAAATTGGTACAATCAGCAATGTATCGAAATATCTTTTGAAAGAAGTGGTGGCGGCAATGAATGTGGTTATGGCGTAACCCTTGGTGCTGCCTACACTGTTGCCGAACACTTTAAAGATAAGATACAATCCATCGGTTTCATTGGTTGCGATCTAGTTTATAAGAACAATATTGACACTGCCTACTATGGTAGAGGTGTTGATTATATTAAAAGAAATATTTCTGACCCTCAGTACATGGCTTCAATTATGAGGACTTTGAGAAGAGAAGACATTAATCCAATGTACAACAAGCGTTGGGGTAATTTAACGGATGATGAAATGTTCAATTGTCTATTTACGAGATTAGCTAACTTTGTCGGTAAGGAATACAATATTAAAATGTATAACTATTCAGAACATGAATCCAAACTACCATTTGAGCGCGTAAAATTTCCTGGTTGACATTCCTTAGAAGGTACTGTATAATTACCATATGAATATTTTTATTGTAGACCGTAACCCTGTTGTTGCAGCCGAGATGCTATGCGACCAGCATGTGGTTAAGATGGTCACAGAGAGTGTTCAGATGCTATCGACCTGCCATAGGGTGCTAGATGGCAAGATGGAGATTGCTCCATCTAACTCTGGTAAGCGAAAAGTTCCTCGTTATCGTTTAGCTGATGGTAGAGATAAAGTTCTTTACCATGCTGTTCACTTTAAGCATCCATGTAACATTTGGATTAGAGAGGATATCATCCACTACGATTGGCTGTTGGTTCATACTGCGGCGTTAAGTGCTGAGTATACAAAGCGCTATAACAAGACCCATGCCTGCCATGGTGTAATTGAATACTTACTAGAAGCCGATGCGCCTAAGAACATTCCAGTTCCAACGACTCAAGAAAGGTTACTTGGTAACCACGAATTTGTTCAGGCAATGCCAGATGAGTATAAGGACAAGGATCCAGTAAAGGCTTATAGAAATTTTTACATCGGTAGCAAGTCTAAGTTTGCTCGCTGGCGATTCACAACCCCTCCTAAGTGGTATACAGATGCAACTACAAAGCGCGTACGAAGCGTATCAACTTTACGTAGCAATCAAGAATCACTTCCACACTAGTTACGACTTTTTTAAATACAATGGCAAAGTCAAAGTTCAGTTCACTGCTTTTGAAGTTCGTAAGGACAAGTATTTCTTTTCGAAGCTTCAGAAACATAGTGATCCTATTGGTCTTCTCGTATCTAATTTTGTTGATGATCCTAATGCGTGGATCGGAGATATTGTAAACGCCGAGATGAGTGAGGATGTCTACCTTCGTTGGAAGAAAAGACAGGATTCTATCACATACACCTACCATGAAGATGTGAAGAAGTTATCTAACGATATAGATGAATCGTTACGAGTAGTGAATGGTCAACATCCAAGGCTACTAAAACTTCTTATCGGGACTACTATTTATCCAGAAACGGTGATCTTGCTAAATTCCCAATTGAACTTCTTTCCTTATTGGGAAAAAGATATTATAGATCCAGCTATCTGGCCAACTGAGCACAATAAACTTCTGAAGTACAAACCGTTTGTTAAGTATGACAAACAAAAGATAAAGAAAATAACTGTTGACTATTTCGAGTTATAGAGGTAAGATAAATAGTGTATATGATGATTGTTTGTGAATACGTTTTATACACTAATACATTTAATACGGAGAATACATATGGCAAGTTCATTTAATCAATTGAAGCAAGGTCGTAAGAGCGACTTCGATAAGCTCGCAAAGGCTGTCGAGAAGCTCAATGAGAAGCAAGGCGGCGGTGGAGCAGATAATCGCTTCTGGCAGCCTGGAGTCGACCAAGCTGGTAACGGGTTCGCCGTTATTCGTTTCCTCCCTGCTCCTGCAGGTGAAGACAATCCTTTCGTAAGAGTCTTTTCGCATGGCTTTAAGGGTCCAGGTGGTTGGTTCATTGAGAACTGCCCAACGACTCTTAATGAGAAGTGCCCTGCTTGTGAAGAGAACACTAAGCTCTGGAACAGTGGTGTTGATTCCAACAAGAAGATTGTTTCTGAGAGAAAGCGAAAGCTAAACTTTATTTCTAACATCTACGTTGTTCGTGATCCAGCGAATCCTTCTAACGAAGGTAAGGTGTTCTTGTTCAAGTATGGCAAGAAGATCTACGATAAGATCAACAACGCAATGTATCCTGAGTTTGAGGATGAGAAGGCAGTCAATCCTTTTGATATGTGGGAAGGTGCTGACTTCAAGTTGAAGATTCGTAAGGTCGAAGGCTATCGTAACTACGATAAGTCTGAGTTCGATAGTCCAGCTGCACTATTAGATGATGATGATAAGCTTGAGAAGCTTTGGCAAAGTGAACATTCACTTGCCAGCTTCACTGAAAAGAAGGAGTTTAAGCCCTACGCTGATCTCTCCAACCGTTTGGCCAAGTCCCTTGGTCAGTCGGCTCCAATGTCACGTGCTATTGAAGAAGAGGCAGAGGAAGAGGATGCTCCTGTCTACCGTCCTAAGGCGGCTCCTGCCAAGCAGGAAAAGGAAGCATGGAATTCTGATGATGAGGCATTCACGCCATCTGACTCGGAAGATGATCTTCCAAACTTCTTTAAGAAGCTAGCTGAAGAATAATATCATTAGTGAGCGTGTAGACGCATCGATTGATGATATGGAGGGGCCAGTTTAAACTGGCCCCTTTCTTTTTTAGAATACAAGTCCTGCTGGCTTCATTCCTGTAACAGCGCTTTGGATCATGCCAAAGACTGGTGTTGCAGAAGCAGGCATACTTACGTTTGTAGATCCGCCAGATACCATTGAATTGTCAACACTTGTTGGCGCAATAATGTTAGATGGTCCGCCACCAGGGGCTCCCTGCTGAGCACCCTGGACTGCTTGTGATTCTTGACTAATAGCAGCACCCTTTGCAGCAACCGGAGCAGGCGTAACCACAGCTGGTGTTTGAGTCGTTTGTGTTGCAGCAGCTGGTGTTTGGACTGTCTGGGTAGCCTGTACTGGCTTTTGAGTCGTTTGTGTTGCAGCAGCTGGTGTGGCAGCTGTTTGTGTTGCAACTGGTTTAGCTTGTTCGCGAACAGGTCTTGCTTCTGCTGCTGGAGGAGTTGTTTGAGTAGCCTTAACTTCACCTTCAGCCTTAGCAGCGTTATCTTTAGCCTTCTCTTCAGCCTTCTTGGCTTCAGCTGACGCTACTTCTTCTGACATTTGGCCAGTACCAATAATCTTACCAATCATCGAGTCGGGTGGGAACATGGCAAGCAGCAGTTTCTTTGCCAGCATACCAATATCAAAATCAAATACCTCTTTGAGAGCATCACCTAGTGCCGAGAATGGAGCAGTGATTAAATCTATCAACAACTTAGGTAGTGCTGATAACACATCGATGATGCCACCAATTATATCATCGCCAGAGAAGATCTTAGAGAATCCTTCTGTCAACGTACTGAACATTCCAGTGAATGCATTCTTAATATTATCAAACAATTTCATTATTGTCTGATTCAACATCTCCGTAAAGTCAAGTGAGGCAATCTTATCACCAAGTTCTTCAAAGCCAAGTAACTTCAGAAGCTTACCAAGGACCCAGGTTGCAAAGTCGCCAATCCAACCAATGAAGCCACTTATGATACCAGCAGTGAAGCCCTTCAGTGCTCCAAACACACCTTCTTCCTCAAAGCCCTTGAATGCTTGTGATACACCCTTGAATAGAGCTGTTACTGTTGAAATGATAGCACCAATAGGACCCAAGAACTTAGCTGCATTAGCTAACTTTGAAAACACTTGGGTACCCTTACCAAAGAGCTCAGCCATCTTGGCGCCATACTTACCTAGCTCGCCAATCTTGGAGAATGCACTAGTGATGCCATTGAATGCTTTTGTAATTAGGCTTGTCTTGGATGCTGCATTGTCAACAGCATTTGATACTGGCGCAACAGCCTTTGAAACCTTACCAAATGTTTCTGAGAACAACTTGGTAATTGGTGATAATGTGTCTTTTAATCTTGCTGCAACACTACCAAAGAACTGGCCAACCTTTAGCGCTGATGAATAGAACTTCATAAACGTTGAGCTGACTTTTGTTACAATGTTCTCAATCAGCTTGCCGCCACCTGAGAATGCTTGCTTAGCTTGTGTAAACAATTTGACAGCATTTTCAATTGTTGAACTAAAGATAACAAGTAAGGCTCTAAATGTATTCTTTGCAGCTGCGGCTATCTTACCAGGAGCTGATACAAGGAAATTCTTGGCCTTGACGAACATCTTAACAGCATCGTCTATTAGCTCTCGTGCTGCGCCAACAAGACTATTATTCTTCAATACATTCATTAAGCCTTTGAAACCATCGACGACCTTGTCAACAATTTTAGCAAATGCTTCTGCTATCTTAGGGAAGTTTGTCTTGAAACGAGCAGCTGCCTCACCAAAGGCCTTAACAAGATCCTTTGCAAAATCAGCAACCTTTAATAGTCTGCTATAGATGCCCATAAATGCTTTGCTGATGCCTGTTACAGCAGCCTCAAAGGCTTTAGGAATATTCTTAACAATCTTTACAATATTCTGACCTAGCGTCTTTACAGCGCCTGCCAGGAAGGAGAGCCCTTTGGGTATTTCCTTAATTAGGGCAAATACTTGCTTTCTGAAGATTAGGACTAATGCACTAATCAGAGCAAACTCTTTCTTTAAACCAAACAAGAAGCCAATCAAGAAAGGTAGAATTGCATTAACCAGGAAATCAAATAGAGATTCAATCTTCTTTATATTTGATTCACGGAAATTTAATTCCTTCCTTCCTTTGCCTTCTTTCTCTTTCTCAGCTGCAGCACCCTCATCTACTTTCGTAGAATCAGCAATTGCCTTCAATGATTCTTCTGTTTGCTTTAAAGTTGTAAGCTGAGCTCCCATGAACCCAGTTAAGTTGTAAAGGTTATCGGAGATGTTAGTTAGTAGGACTACCATCTTATCAAGGACCTTGAATTGGCTATCATCCAATTTAACTTGGATAACAGCACCAGCCCCAGCTCTTTGCTCGTTTACTTGTGGTAGTCGTTTATCAGCCATTTAATTAAATGTCCTTAACACCTTGTTTTCTTAACCTTTCCTTCTCCTTTTCCAAATAATCAATCAATAATGAAATGTAGATATCACGTTCATATGGAAGAAGATCTTCTATATCGCTAATTGAATATTTATGATGTTGGCAAAGTGCAAATACAGTTTGATAATAATTGGCTAGGTTGTTATACCCAGCCAGTACTAGAAAAAACTATCGAGGCCCTCAATTGTTACCTCTTTAACCTTATTATCCTTTGACATATACTTTGCTTGTACAACAATCTTTGGTAGTGCTTCAAAAAACTCCTGGATCTTTTCCATTTGTTGCTTATTCAAAGAAAGGATGAACTCATCCAACTCCTTGTTTGTGTAGTTGGCTGTGTCGTAAACTTCCTCACCTTCAAAAATCTGTGTAATGCAACCTCTAAGGATTCCAACAATGTCAACATTACCCTGTTGGTTTACGATAGTGTCAAAAGTAGGATATTGTAGTACTACACCAATTGTGTCTGTAAGCTGAATCTTATTATCAACATCCTTCTTCTTTACTACCTCAACCTTATCAAGATTGACTTCTACTTCATATTCCTCACCATCTTCAGCATCCTTTACAATTACCTTGGCAATATTAGAAACTGACTTGGCTCTCAAAGCAACAAAAAAGTATTCAAGATCAAAGGAGGCTAGTCTATCAACATCAATTGGATCAATACAGCAGTTATTGATTAGCTGCTTATATGTGTTAATGATATCTTTACGCTCTCCTGATTCTTGAGCAATCATTAGCAGCTTTTCTTCTCTGACCGTAAAAGGTCTATACCTGATAGTTTTACCTGTTGATGGTATTGTTAATGAAAAGATAGGTTGACTAATTTTTGGTAATGGCATAATTCACCTCGAAGTTAAATATTAAAATAAATTCTTTAGACTTGTTCCACCAGTCATAGTTCTAAATTCTTGTTTCAAATCATTTTTCAATGAAGCGTTAAGACCTTTAAGTACGCCAAGCGTTTTCTTAACATCTTTGGCTGCACCAACAAGATTCTGTGCCGTCTGGACATACTGGTTATTGTATAACATGCTCTCAACTTGTCTTACAGTTGAGACAGCCTCTGTTCTCACTTTTGTAGATCTTTCTCTTACATTAGTTGCAAACTGGTTAAGCTTCTCAAGTGGTGTTGGCTTAGCTGCAGGCGAAATTGGCTGAGGGGCTAGATCAGAAAGATTAACAGGACCTGGATCATAGAGCTGTAGATCTGGTTCTTGAAGTGTGCCTGCCCTTCCTGCTGTTAGTCTGCCACCTAGCTTTGTTGACTCTGGGGCACGTGGCTCGCCAAGAAGCTTATATTCAAATGATGTGAATGCAAATGTTACATTGAATGTCATTATTTCATTACCCGACTGCCAATCAAGAGTCGTCTCAGCAATGCTAATTGGGAACGCATCATATAGAGAGAAGATCATTAGAGCACTATCTTGTGGATCACCATCATTTGTTCTTGGTCTATCATTAAATAACATAATGTCAATTTTTGTTGTATAGTCAGCTCTATAGGATAGCTGATTACTAAATGCACCAGCACGTGGCTGATCCTGGGTGTGACTTAGATTAACAATATTTCTTAGCCAGTCGTAGAAGAATGCAATGGACTTGCCACTTGAGTCAGCATAGAATCTAACTGTCATATCTGTAGGTGTAATGTCATATGGCATCTTGATAGTAGGACCTTGTCCATAGATCTTAGATTCAGTTGTAAACACCTGAAGGCCGGGTAGGGCCGAGCTTGCGGCAAGGTAGGCTAGATCAGGTCCGTCCCATTTATTAGCACCACCATCCCTCAATGCCCAAATAGGCGGATAGACATATAAAAGGAAGTTGGAAGGCTTTAGGAAACCTCCACTTGTAGTAGACTTAAATTGTTCTATATTAAATGCCATCTCTAGAACCTACTCTTTGAATCTTGCCATGCATTTCTCTTGTTCGTGCCTCTAAACTGCTCAGATGGAACAAATAAAGCCAAGTTCCATTCTGTTGGTTCGATGTAAATCAGCGTTGACATCATATGCTCGTTCAGATAGTGCTTAACGCAAGGCTTGAACCATCTATATTTAGATGAACTATTTAACAGGTCATAAGTGAATCTTAGACGCGTTGTTTCGTCAAATTTGGTGTTGTTAAGTAGATTATATAACTGGTCCATTAATATTGCTCTATACCTTGGCGCAAGATAATGGAGGTTGAGTCCATAAAATCCACCTGCTACCCTTCTGAATGGGAATACTAGAGGGAACCTGTCATAGAATGGCAGCTGATCCTTATATTTTGGATCATACAAAAACATATACATTCTACCAAGGAGAGGGACCCTACGTCTTCTATCCATCTCGCTCAAGAAATTCTTTGGCATTACATCCGATGGTCTAATGGTATCATACTTCTTTCTTAGCCACTGTAATGACGCATTTGAGTTATCTAACAGAATACCATCATCAGCAGCTTGCTGTAGAAGCTTTAAAAATCCAGGAATATTGGAATTAGTAGTTGTAGCCATTAATCTCTCGTTCAGTTAAGATCTGAAACTTCCAGTTTCTCTCATCGCAAAACTCTTTACATGCCTTCCACTTAGCATTATTAATGCCCCAATTCTTAACATCATTAATATATCTTGGAGTTACTCTACTTTTTTTCTCAGGCGGTTTTGTTTGAGAAGATGGCTTTATTTCAATAACAATCCTGTCAACATTGCCATTCTTGTCTCGTCTCTTTACACTGAAATCCGGAAAATATCTGTGGTACCTACCGTCAATAGGCGATACATAAGGCACGAAGAACTCCTCACTTGACCACTCTAATACATCGGGATGTGTATCTAAATAGTTCATCAATTTAAGCTCTAAAGATGAACGATAAATAACATTGGTGGGGTCACCTTTGTATTTTTGCGGATTTTTGACTTTATAACGCCCCTTATAACTCATATAGGTATTTATATGCCAGGTAGAAGTAATCATCCGTCTCAAGTTTTAAACAGAAATAAGGACTCTAAGACATTAGCTGAGTTAGTCTTTCCGACAAGCAGCTATAAACTAAACATGGGTATGGTGTTTAAGTTTCAACAGTACCAAGCAACATTTGGTTCTGGTGGCTCAGGACAAGCAAAGAATATCACCCAAGCCCACATTGCATTACCGCTACCAGAGAACATCCAGGATGCTTTAAACATTAATTACGAAACAGCTGATCTTGGTATGGTTGCAGTTGGTATTGCATCAGGTCAAGCTGTAAGCGGTGCTATGGAAAGCGGTGGTGTTGGCGCAGCATTGCAGACACTTGGTAGTAGACTGCCTGGTGATGCTGAGTACCTTGCAAGAAGTGCTGCCCAGCTAGCTGGCCCAATTGGAGCTGGTATCAATACCGTAATGGGTAATGTTCCTAACCCATTTACAACTGCCGTATTCAGAAGCGTTGAATTACGTCGCCACATGCTTAATTTCAAACTGGTTCCTGAGACACCACAGGATTCGGAGATCATTAAGAGGATTGTCAATAGATTCAAGAAGGAATCTCTTCCAGCTGGCGGTGGTGCATTCCTACCAATGCCCAGCGAAGTGGAGGTTGACTTCTTTGGCACAAATGC